ATGTTCCTCAATGAGGGATTCGTGATGATGCGACATGTATCACCATTCTTTGCTAGACTTAGAGATAAGGTGATGAAGAAGTTAGGTGATAACCTGTGGTGGAGACTACATGGCACATTGGACTGGTTGTGGATATCATTAGTAACTTGTGGACTAATAGTCAACTCTCATAGAGTTTTACATATAGTGGTATTGGCAACTTTCTGGACACTCGCCTGGTTGATATTTTACCTACCTCGCTGGATTACTAAAAAATGAAAAAACGACTAAAACGTCTAATTGACCGATATGTGAAATTGGTCGCAAAAATACCTGAAAGGCATTATTGGCCAATATTCATATTTTTGTCATTATACTTTGTTATCCCATATAGCGAATTTGTAGTTACTGCACTTATTCTGCTATATTTGAAGTTTGAGGGGTTTTTTCGCAAACTCGCTAGTAGCATTACATCACGTCTTCCAGATTGGATTAGAATCGGTGGATCTGTAATTTTCTTCCTTGTTATGTTGGATGATACTCTTATGTACGCTACTGTTATCGGAATCGCATATTGGAGTAATAGACAAATACAGAAACAGAAAAAGCTAGAACAGAATTCTCTAAATACCGACGTAGAAGATTTTACCAAATGAACTTTGCCGTATATTCAAAGGATGGATGTCCTTTTTGTGATAGAATCAAACAAGTCCTAGAGTTAGGAAAATTCAATTTTGTTGTATATGATCTAAATAAGAACTTTGACAGAGACAGTTTCTATGGTGAATTTGGGGAAGGAGCAACTTTTCCTCAAGTAGTTGTAAATGGAAAGAAATTAGGTGGATGTCAAGAAACAGTTAAGTATCTTAAGGAACACAATTTTATCTAATGGAACCAGAAGATCAACTCATCGACATGATTGAAAAAGTCGTAGATGATGCAATGTTTCAACACAAGCATACATTTAAGATGCGTTATTATTTGGATCAAAACAAATTTACTAAAAAGACGGTAAGTGAATTTCTAGGCAGTGGAACCGCAAATAATGTACTCTCTACTATTGATGATTTAGATCTATTGATAGAAGGGGGTCATTCTGAAATGAGAGAAGCATATCCTAACTGGACTAGACCAGAAGCAAGGGTGATTCGTAAGTATTTGAATTCGATTATAGAAGATGCAAGGGACTATCAAGGAAAAAAGAGCAAAAAAAGACGTTCTAAATAAGGGTATAGAGGTTATGCTTCCAAGAAGCAGGAGGAAAGAACGACCAAGTTGGTTTGATCGAACCTTCCCGTTGCTAAACTGGTTTGTTCGTGTTAGAATAGACATTGAGGAAGCACCATGATGGAAACAAACGTAATTCTATTTTTCTCGGCAGCGGGTATGTTTATTACCCTTGTGCTAGGAGCAGTGATTGGATGGATCTACAAGTCTACCGTAGATACACATACACTCAAACGACAGATGAACAATCTTCACCCTGAGTTTTTAGATGGTAATGGAGCATACATCAACGAAGAACTGTTAGCAGTTAAATTCGCAGATGTTGATGATTACCTTGACGAAGACGTTGAGGAGTGATATAATTTATAGTAAATTTTGAATTGAAATGGCAAAAAAATTACCTAACGATGCCCTGATAAGTGAGATACTCCAAAAAGTCTCCTCTGCTAAAACTAAAGCAGAGAAGGTAGAACTTCTTCAAGAGTATAACAATCCAGGACTTCGTTCGATTCTAATCATTAATTTTGATGAATCATTAAAGTTTCTTCTTCCAGCAGGAGAAGTACCTTACAATCCTAGTGATGCACCAGCAGGTACAGACCATACTCGTTTAGATTATGAGTATAAGGGTCTTTACAGGTTCTTCAAAGGTGGAGACAGCACTATTAAGGGCATGAAACGTGAACAGTTGTATGTTCAGTTATTAGAAAGTCTACATGCTGATGAAGCAGCACTATTAGTACTTGCATGTAATGAAGATCTTCAGTCCAAGTATAGAGTTACTAAACAGGTAGTATCTGATGCTTTCCCTGCTATTGAATGGGGAAATCGTTCATGATTTGGGAAAGTAATGATGAGGTTCAAGAGACTGCTTCTAAGTACGGTATAACGATCCTCAATATTGCAGTTGCCAGAGAAGCATCCCAGAATAAGAAGTTACCTACTAATGCACTACTTGTTCACTATCTGGACTTAGAGAAGGATGGTGAACATTTTGTCGATACCTATGATATTGTTATGGGTTCTAAGGTAGATGTTTTCGATTGCTATTATGACAAACTCGGAAAAAACAAACTCAAAGCCATCGCATTCTGCGGAGGAACAATCAGACCTCAGCAGTTCGATTCCAAATCTTATCTCAAGTCAGGTAAATGATTTATTTAAAGTAAAGGCAAAGAAGCAAGATGATTGGATCTTCAACGAAGATGTTGAAGATTATGACATCGATGGGCTAGCAGATACGTTGTTTGAATCTCTATATGAACATACTAATAAAATAACTCCTAATGAAGGACAAGAAAGCAGCCAAAAAAATCATCAAGTTAGCGAAGAAACATCCTGATTGGTATACCAAACAGGAAATACAATATGCTAAATTTATTAAAAAACGTGAAAAATTAAGGAAAAATGAACGTAAAGCTAGTGACAGTGACCCCAAAGGCAGAAGAGACGATGGGGTACGTAGCAAGAGTGAGCAACCCAAACAACCAAAGCAATCCAGCAGTAGCAGGATTACTAGGTTACTGCATAAAGCATGGTCATTGGTCCGTGTTCGAGCAGGCTCACATGACAGTAGAGATAGAGACAACTAGAGGTCTCGCTGCTCAGATTCTAAGACATCGTTCTTTTACGTTTCAGGAGTTCTCACAGAGATATGCTGACACTAACCTGTTAGCAGATGAGATCCCTATGTTTGATCTAAGGCATCAGGACAGTAAGAATAGGCAGAATAGTATAGATGACGTACCACCGAACAAGAAGGAAGACCTTCAGTACAAGATTGCGGAACATTTCGTTGAAGCAATGGATCTCTACAATGAACTCCTCGCTTCGGGTATTGCGAAGGAATGTGCGAGATTTGTTCTCCCGTTAGCAACACCTACCCGAATCTATATGACAGGAAGTGTACGGTCTTGGATCCACTATATAGATTTGAGGTCTGCACACGGTACCCAAAAAGAACATATGGATTTAGTTGAAGAGGTACGTAAGATCTTTAAACAACAGTTTCCCATCTGTACCAACGCTTTGAATTGGGAGTTTAAATAATGCCACAGTATTCAGTTAAAAATTACGATACAGGTGAGGAGAAAGAATTCACCATGACTATTTCTCAGTATGAGGAATGGAAGGCTGCCAATCCCGAATGGGAGAAGAACTGGCAAGCAGGAGTAGCTTCTGCTGTCAGTGAGGTAGGTGACTATCAGAACAAGCTTCCGCAAGGTTTCAAGGATCGCTTGAACAATGTGAAGAAGCATCACCCTTACGCTAAATTCGACAAGATCTAGTATGCCTGTAAAAAGCAAGAAGAAACCAACAATGGTTGGACTATCGACCAGACAAATGAGACGCAAACCTATCGGAACAGAACATTTAATTGACATTAAACCTATAACTCCCACCCAAGAGAAGGTGTGGGATGCATGGGGGAAGAATAAGAATCTGTTCCTATATGGGTGTGCTGGTACTGGTAAGTCCTTTATTACAATCTATCTTGCACTTAAGGAAATACTTGACATTAAGACACCTTATGATAAACTGTATATTGTAAGGTCTCTAGTTCCTACTAGAGAAATTGGTTTCCTACCAGGTGACCATGAGGATAAAGCAAATTTATATCAGATTCCATATAAGAATATGGTTAGGTATATGTTCGAGATGCCAGATGATAATTCATTTGACATGCTTTATGCTAACCTTAAGGCACAGGAGACCATTTCCTTCTGGTCTACATCATTCATCCGTGGTACCACTATAGATAATGCTATCGTATTGGTCGATGAATCAGAGAACCTTAACTTCCACGAACTTGACTCTATCATTACACGTCTAGGAGTTAATAGCAAGGTTATATTTGCAGGTGACGCTGCCCAAACTGACTTGATCAAGGCACACGAGAAAACTGGTATCATGGACTTCAAAAAAATTATTGATGACATGGAAGAGTTTGAGAGTATTCAATTTAGTATTGATGATATCGTGAGATCTGGTCTAGTCAAATCTTATTTGATTAGCAAATTGAACCTTGGAATTTAAACATTTAAAATTACACGACTTCCCTGATTTAAAAGCAACAACTACCAAGGAGGGTAGGAGGTACCAAGTTGATGGTGCTTTCTATCCTTCTGTTACTACTGTTATAGGACATTCTAAAAAGAAGTCTATAATGGAGTGGCGTAAGAAAGTTGGAGAAGAGGAAGCAAATAAAATATCTAAGAGAGCATCTACTAGAGGTAATAAGTGTCACAAACTTTGTGAACTATACCTATCGAATCTAGATGTCAGTAAGTATAAGGATGACCCACTATCCATGGGGTTATTTCATCAGATTAAACCCTACCTAGATAGTATTAACAATATACATGCTCTAGAAGCACCTTTATCTTCTAAGACGTTAAAGATGGCAGGACGTGTAGATTGTATTGCCGAGTATAACGGTGAACTTGCAATAATTGATTTCAAAACCTCAACTAAGTACAAACGTGAAGAGTGGATACACGACTACTTTGCACAAGAGACAGCTTATGCTATAATGTTTCAAGAGCTAACTGGTCTTATGGTCAAGAAGCTCGTTACTATTATCGCTTGTGAGACAGGCGAACCACAGGTGTTTGAAATCTATGACAAGTTTAAGTATGCTCGCAAGCTTAAAGACTACATTGACGCATATCGGAGTGCCCATGGCGAGTGGTAAAATTGATGAAGTATTTGAAGAGAACTTCATGACAGCCGCCAAGTTTTCGGTTGAGATAGAGAAGATCGTCAAGGAATCTGATCTTAATTATATTGAAGCAGTAGTACAATTCTGTGAAGATAAGAATATAGAGATGACAGGTATCAATAAGTTGATATCTAAACCATTAAAAGAGAAATTAAAATACGACGCACAGCGTTTGAATTTCATGAAACGCACCTCACGAGGTTTGTTGAAACTGTGACAGGATTTGAAGTCTACAAAATGTATCTTGCTTTGAAACTTCACTTCACATCCGACACTTACGATTATTTCCAATATGGGGGGTCTGCTAAGGCATCCCAGAGATCTTTTGATCAACGTAAGGATAAGTTCTTTTTTGTCAAACTCTCAAGGAAGTTCAAGGACTTCGAGCTACGCGATTTTTTTGTCGCCAATTTTCTAGCAGAGGACAAGGTATATCCCGCAACACTAGTGCGAGAAGGTGCCAAGAACTATGCTGAGTATATCAAACGCAAAGAATCACTGAGTTATCAGTTCAGAGAGGATGTAGGCACTCTCCATGACCTTCAAGAGGACTTCGAGGGATTGTTCACTGTCACAAGTGTCCACCCGCCCCTTGTCAAAGCCTACTTAGGTGCTAAGATAAGCATCGAGACCCTCACAATATTCAACAAAGTCTTCCATTTCATCTCACATTTTGATAAAACTATCAGAGACGAGATTGTCTGGAAGCCACTACGTAATAAGGTAGTGAAGTACGACCCATTTCTGAGTGTAGATGTGGGTAAATATAAGAGTATAGTCCAAGCACAGTACCTATGAGTAACTTTTTTGATTCAGATGTAGTAAAGGAGGAATTGCAAAGTATGCAAGATCTCTACTTAGAAATCAATAAGATGGGACTAATGCTCAATGCTGTGGAGAAGAGGGAACAACTGGACAAGATGATGAGGTTAATAGATCTTCAACAGACAATGTTCATGCGTGTTACACTCTCTGATGATCCACAAGCAAAACAATTAGTCTCACAGGTCAGGAATGCTGCTAAGATGGTGGGAATGTCACCAAATGACATTAATCCACAGTTTTACGACACGCTTCGTGACAATGTACAAAAGATGATTGACCAACTACCTACATAATCCTAATGCATTTATTATTGACCCTGATTTGTATTTCACTTATTGCTTTAGCACTAGGCTACAGCATTGTTAAACATTATGATCCTCACAGTTAATGGCAGAATATACTAAGATGGATACACAGGGCATGGGAGCACCCATGTCACCTGAAGATCTTGCTAAATGGAAAGCATCTGATGACTATAAGAGGCAGACTTACAAACCTGCTATCATTAAGCCACGTAGATTATTCACTCCAACGTATGCAAAGGAGATGAAAATCCTAATCAATGAGGTGCTAGATGAACGTGAAGGTAAGATGAATTATAAGACTTACTTTGATACAGAACCATTCAAACATCCTATAGATGAGGAGGAACCACCTTATGAAGGCGTACAGTATCCT